TAGTTCAATAGAAGTTAACTCAGACGCATTAAGAGTTAAAGCATTAGGTATTACAAATGCCATGTTATCAGGTAGTATTGACGGTGCAAAAATTGAAAACTTTGTATTCACAGACGAAAGTTCCACACAAGGTGCAACTACAATAGGTACTCCTATGGAGTTCTTAGCTGGTGAAGGAATTAATACAATTGCTTCAGGACAAACACTTACTATTCAAGGTGAATTAGCAAGTACATCAAACATTGGTGTTGCTTCATTTACTAATTCTAATTTTACAGTTACATCTGGTGATGTGGCTATTACAACAGTTGACGGAGGTTCATTCTAATGAAACTATGGAACAAATTTATTAATTTTTGGATTACAGGTATGCCTGGATTTGAAAAACCTTTATTGTTAAAAGATGAAGTTAAAACAGATTTAAAACATTTAAGAACACAAACAAAATCAGAGTTAGAAAAACTAGGCAGAAAAATTGGTGTCGAGTTAGATAAAAGACTTACAAAAGAAAAACTTATTAAACAGATTAGAAAACACAGTAAATAATGTCAACAGTAATACAGATAAAAAGAAGTGAAACGGCATTATCCGTACCATCAGCAGGTTCATTAGCGGCCGGCGAGTTGGCAATGAATGTCACGGATGGTAAGTTTTATACTAAAACAGTTGCTGGCGTAGTAAAAGAAGTTGGTGGTGCAGGTTCAGTTACATTGCAGAATGTGATGACAAATGGCGCTACTACAATTACAGACCTTGTATTAGACCAAGGTGCTAGTTTAGTTTTTGAAGGTAATTTAGCAAACTCTTTTGAAACATTTTTAAATGTTGCAGAACCAACAGCAGATAGAACAATAACTTTACCTGACCAATCAGGTGCTTTAGCAATGGACGGTGACGCTTTGGCGTATTCAATCGTATTCGGAGGATAATATAAATGGCTAGTAGTTTTAAAAATGCAGGACTTGATGTTGGCGTTTTGAATGACGCAACAGGTAACATGTACACAGCTGGTTCAGGTGTGACTGCTGTTATTCACGCTGTTTATATTTCAAATTTAAGTACAACAAATTCAGCTAAAGTAAATGTTCAAGTTACTACAGATGGTGGTTCAACTTTTTTTCATGTTGGTAAAAGTTTAGAAGTGCCAGCAAACAATACATTAGTTTTAGATAAACCTATAAATATTGAAACAGCTGATATATTAAGAATTCATGCAGACCCTAATCCAGACAGTTCGTCTGTTGATGTTGAAGCATACGCAAGTATATTGGAGATTAGTTAATGGCCACTTTAGGATATGTAGCACCAATTAGTCAACAGAGTTCAGAGGGTTTTCATGGCCTTAGAAGAACAACTGAGGGTCTTTTGTATTATACTAAAGTAAATAAAGATAGTACAGATAGTATTGATTTATCAAACGGTGTTCCTAGTAATACAGAACAATTGCCAACATCCGGTGCATTTGTTGATTTTAAAGAGGTATTAAATGATGTTCAATACTTTTCAGGTGATGGTTCAGATACCACATTTGATTTAACAACCGCAGTTATAGACGCAGATAGAATTCGAGTATATGTAAACAGTATTTTAAAAGAAGAGAAGATTGATTTTACATACTCATCTCCTACTATCACATTTGAAATTGCGCCGGCTAACGGTGTTCAAATTGCAGTAGGTAAAATAGATAAACTAAATAAACAAAACACAACAGATAAATATTGGCAGTATATATTTGAAGACGGTGACGCAACATATTATATAGATAATGACGGGTATTTAGTAAAAAGAGAAAACAAAAGTTACGGACAGACAGCAACTACAGACGACTTTAGCACATCAGAATCAGGAACATATTCTGTGGCTACAACTAGTTACCAGGACGCTGTTTAATTTGTATAAATAGTATTATTAATAAGGTAGAAAATGGCAGATTTTAAACTAGGTAGAATTAAATTTAAATGGCGTGGCGATTGGGCTGCTTCAACAGCTTATTTGGTAGACGACATTATTAAATACGGTGCAAACTGTTATGTTGTCTTAGAAAATCACACATCTCAAGCAGCTGTAGCTAATTTTTATACAGATTTAACAGCCGCAAAATACGGATTACATACCGAAGGTCTTTTCTTTAAAGGTGATTGGGCTGGTTCTACTTTTTACAAATTAAATGACCTTGCTAAATATGGTGCATACCAATATAGATGTAAATTACAACATACATCAGCAAGTACCTTTGCAATAGGTTCAAACTGGGAAGTTTACGGAGAGGGTTTACAATTTGAAGATAATTATGCTGGTGGTACAACTTACCAAGATGGTGATGTTGTTACTTACGGCGGGTATTCTTATGTTTATGTAAATGCTACACCATCAGCAGGAAATACTCCTACTGATAACTCATATTGGGATGTCCTTACAACAGGTTTCAAAGCTTTAGGTGCATATTCGCATGGTACAACTTATAAAACTGGTGATACAGTTCAATACGGTGGTAATAACTATGTGTGTACAGCAAATCATTCAAGTCAATACCCAGCAAATACAGACGGTTCAACTAATACATCTTATTGGACATTAAACCTTGAAGGATTTAATTACAGAGCGGCTTATGACGCTTCTACAACTTATAATATTGGTGATGTTGTAAGATTAACTTCATCAACTTATGTTGCAATACAAGATAGAGTTCTCAATATATCTCCTGACGCAGACGCAGCCAAATGGCAAGTAATTGCACAAGGTGACACAGGTGCAGTATTAAGTACAAGAGGTGATATTATTACACAAGGGGCAGCTGCCTCTCAAAGATTAGCAATTGGAACAGTAGGTTCAGTTTTAACTACTGATGGTACAGACCCCAGTTGGTCAAATCCAGAAGGAACAAATGTTAAGTATGTTGCAAATTCTGGTTCAGATAGTAATCCAGGAACACAATTTTTACCTTACAAAACAGTTTATTATGCATTATCACAAACAACTTCGGGTGATATTGTAGATATTGATACTATTGCTGGAGGTACCGGTGGTACACCAGGAACATACGATTTAGCCCAAACAGCTACAGATGGTTCAGGTATAAACGCAACAATCAGAGTTGTTCTTGACGGTTCATCTACACCTTCAATTATTATTACATCCGGCGGTTCGGGTCATGCAGCTGGCAACTCAATAACTTTTGGTAATATAGGCGTTGATGGAAGTACAGTTCAAGGTGGCGGTATGACAAATATTACCCTTACTGTAGTTTCTGCTTCAATTGGTGATGTTGTTTACATTAAAAACGGTGTTTATAGAGAAACTTTACCTATTAGAGTTCCTGCTGGTGTTACAGTACAAGGTGAAAGTTTAAGAGGAACAGAAATTAGACCTAAAACAGGAACAGGTCATCAAATAAAAACAATTACACACGCAAATACATTTTCTGGTTCAACAGACGGCACATATAGATATATTCATGCAACAACAGCTTCAGGTTCAGGTGATGGTGCTGTGTTTAATATTACACTAGTTAGTGACGCAGTTACGGCGATAAGTGTTTATCACGGCGGTTTTGGATTTGTTGTAGGAAATACAGTAACTATGTCAACATCTGATATTGTTTGTGGTGGTACAGGAACATTAACTGTTACAGTAGCTTCATTAGAAGACAATAACGCTTCTAATATGTTCTTGGTTAATAACCAAACAAACATTGTTCAAATGTCAATGAAAGGTTTAACAGGAACACCAGGCGCTGGTGCAACTGGTAAAGCTGCTGTTGTTTCATTAGACCCTAGTGGTTCTATTACAACTGCTTCGCCTTATATTCAAAACTGTTCGTCTTTTAATGCAAATGCAACAGGTATTCAAATTGACGGACTATTACATTTAGGTGGAAACAAATCAATTCTTGCAAATGACTTTACTCAGATTAACTCAGACGGTAAAGGTGTTCATGCATTAGGCGGTGGTCGTGGTGAGATGGTTTCAGTCTTTACTTATTACAATGGAATTTCTTTTCATGCAGAATCAGGTGGTTTCATTAGAGGTCTAAACTGTTCATCTGCTTACGGAGAACAAGGTGCTGTTGCAGATAGTACATTAGCTTCAGAAACAGCTGTTTCAGTTACAGCTCGTGGCGAGATGTTAAAATATGCAACTGCTGGATTTATTGGCGCTGCTACAGAAAGTGATGTTGCAGATACGGTTTCAACTTCAGGAACACCAACAGCTGCGGCTATCGTAGGTGACACTTCAGGCGCAACTGCTACAATTTCAAGAGTTAACATATCACTAGACTTTTTACATATTGAAAGTATTACAGGTAACTTTACACAAGGTGAAGTTTGTACAATTACAAAAGATGATAGTTCAACTTATCAATTAACACTAGACGCTTCATTTGGAGATAGTTCGGCTGCAAATACAGGTCAAGAAGGACCTCTTATTAGAGTAGATGGTTCAGCATTAAGTTCAGCAACCGCTATTACAGTAGGTTCAAATCTTGTATTCGCTGGAGATTCTGCTAAGTATTACAGAGTTTC